TTGCCGCATTCGTCAATTTCCACCCCGGCACTTCTTCGCCGGCTTGTAGTCGATTCTTCAAAGCGTCAGTCAATGGTTCACCGAATTCCTTCGTGAACCACTTGAACCGTGCCACGAAGTCGCTGTGCTTGGCAGGATCGGCAAGAATGCGCTCGCGCATAAGATCGAGTGTCTCGCCGCCGAGATCAGCAGAAGAAAGATCGCGAAGGGCCGTCTGGCTTTGTGTGACAAGTGCCCGACATTGATTCTTATTCGCGCACCAATCGCAATACTCGCATGGCACTGGCTGCGCTAATGGTGCCGTGGCGCTTGCGATCACTTCGCCCACAATGCGCTCGCATTGCTCTCTGGTGAACTCGTAGCTGCGCACTGCCTGTTGATCCACATAAACTACATGGGCCGTCCATGTTTCCTCCCAATGTGCATCCATGCAGGCAAGAGCATAGGCCGCGAGTTGCTCGCGATAGTTGCGAATCTGGCCCGTCTTAATGTCGGCCACCCACTTCGCGCCGATGCACACCGCGTCCGCAGTGCCGGGGCGTGATAGCCCCGGCACATCCATTTGCAAGTATTCTTCGCGGGTTTCGATCTTGTGGCCATTGGCGAGTTCCAGCAGCTTAACAACACCCCAATTTACCGGCTCGGCGTATTCCCCAACATCTGGCAATGTGTCGCCGCTGATTGATTGGCGGATCATGCTGTCGATGGCTGTCCCGCGTTCTGCCGCTTCGCTCGCGCCACTTGCGCCAACGAAGACGGGACAGCTTGCGAGCTTGGGAAGCATTGATGGTGATATCTCTTTCATTTCTCTGATATCTTTCCTGCCGCTTTTATTAAGTCTGCCATCACGGCGCGCTTTGCTCGCTCATACATGACGGCCTCGACATAGGCCTTTTCTGTCTCTTCCCATTTCTCCTCGTATGTATTAACGACTTCATACTTTTCCTTTAACAGCCTCCATGCCTGTTCTCGCTTTTCCTTTAGGGCGGCTATTGCAGAATCGTTGAATGTCGTAGTTTCTTTGCTGCGTTTCATTTGCCTGCCCTCCAGTTGGCGACAGTCATCAAGAACGCATTAGCATCGGATGCGATGCGCTTGATCGCTTTGTCGCTGCAATCGCGCCATGTCTGGCCTTCCTTTATCTGCGCCTTGGCAATCAAGAATGCGTTTACATCGACTTCGTTTTCTTCAACGATAACCTGCCATGCAGACGCTTCTTTTTTGGAAGAAGTTTCTGTGTCTTTTTCTTTCGATTTCGCAAACAAATGCGCCACACTATCCCAAGCCATCGGCAATTCTTCCGCCAGCCCTGATCGAGTCTTGGCATCGTAGGCCGCGCTGTGGGTGGTTAGTATGATCCGCTCCTTGCCGCCAACGCCTTTGCTGCGGCCTGATTCAGATTCAACTGTCTTCGTCTTGAACTTGAAGAACCAAAGCTCGTCGGCCCATTCTTTCACAAGCGGCGAACATTGCTTGCTCATCTTGAGTTCATAGCGATCGTAGGCCGCGAGAAGATCGGGCGGCTCGACGCGCTTGACTTGGCTATGCGCGATCAACACAACATTCTTTCCGGCATTGATCAGGGATTCCAGCGAGCCAAGCAGGCGCGCCATCTTCTCTGCTGTCATCACCCAACCCTTGCCATATCCAAAATCCTCAACGGATTTCTTCTTATGCTCGGCGAGCAACTGGTCGACAAGCATGCGCTCCGTCCAATCAATCGAGTCGATCACGATCGTGTCATAGCTCGCCGTTTGGCATTCGCGAATGGCGGCGTCGAGTTCTGCGGCATCTGATATTTCAGCGCGATCAGTCTCCAAGTGAGACGTGCCACCTTCGACATCGAGAAACAAGGGTCTCGGGAATTGTGCGGCGAATGTGCTTTTGCCTACCGATTCGACGCCGTAGATTACCACGCGCTGGGCGCGGGCTTGTTTGCCTGATGTTATTTTCATTCTGCTACCTCCATGCGCCGACGCTCGGCGATTTGTCTTAAGATTTGGCTGGGTTCTTTGCCTAACTCCAAGAGCAATTGAACGAGTTCCTTTGCCACGAAGTTGACGGCGTTGTTTTTAAGCGCGCCCTTGGGGCGATTCTTGGCAAGCCCCACGGCCTTGCGCGATCCGGCAACATTGCCAGAGCTAACCTTGAATCCAAGGCTTTCGGTTGCCATACCGGCGATTGCCGAGTCGGTGCGTCTTGTTGCAATCTCGCGATTGCTCTCAATAAACATATTGAGTCTGTGTCGCTCTGCGCCACTTAAGGCATTTGTCAGTTTCATTTCTATTTTTCTTTCTATTTTCGCCTTTTATTCACTCGACTCTGCCGCAGGCGAAACGGCAAAGTTGCTCTCCCGCACAATGCGGAAGAAATCCTTGGCAGGCATGATCGCCAGCCATTCGTGATCGTTGCGCCGGTGAAGAACAACCGGCAGCTTGTAGCCTGCATCGCGTTGAGCCTGGCTCACCCAATCGTAAGGGTTGCCCTTCTCGCAGCGCTTCACCTCGAAATGCAGGCCACCCAAAGTCTCGCACACCACATCGGGCGAGTCTGTGCCGCCAGCGAACTGTTGCCCACGGCGAGCCGGGAAGCCTTCATCGGTTAGGAACGCAGCGGCCTCGCGCTCGCCTCGCTTGCCTTTTTGTTTAGAGTTCAATGACGAGGTTCTGGTTGGAGTTGCACAGTGGGCATCGTTTGAAATCCGGCTTGCGTGTCGAGCTACTGACGGCCAGCGCGAATATAGCGGAGAAGGTCGCAATCATGATGAGCGCGATGATCACCCAATCTTTCGCTGTGGGTGTCATTCTTTCCAGTTCTTTAGGCGTTGCTCGCGCTCAAACCACCAGCGCCGCATTGTCTCGGCGCGAGATTCGGCGCGCATTGATCCGAGCAGATAGCCGCAGGCAAACATTAGAATGCCGGCGAGTAGATATGTAATGATGAAATCGCTCTGGCTCATTTGGCCCTCCTCTCACAAATGACGTAGTGGGGCCAGCAATGGTGAAGGTTCTGAAAGGCGAGTTCTGCGGCGAGTTTGCTGTCGGCCCAGATATGGTCGCCGAAAATGCCGAGTATGGATGTAGCTTGGCAATAATAAAGGTTCATGTCTGTGGGTTGGGGTTGGCGGCGCAGGGATGGAACCTGCGCCTTGGATTGGTTAGGCGACTTTGAAGGGGGTTGCAATAACTTTCAGATACTTAAAATTCACCCATGTCCTTGGGCTGTTAGTCCAGCGAACGCGAGCGCGCTCGCCGCTGATCTCAATCACTTCGCCACGGCGTCCATTGGTGTAGTCGCTGGCGATTCTTTCAACTTGGGTTCCGATTTCAATTTTCATTTTGTGTTTCTATTTAGTGTTTCTATTTCTGTTTCGCTCGCGGTTCCCCGCTCGCTTGAGTTGGATTCTCTACATTCCCGCCCGGATGTAAACAAAAATCTTCGCCCCCATGAAAATTATTTTCTTGACGATTTCAAGAAACCCGCAGAGCCGCTCTGGCATTAGAGCTTCGGGCGAAAGATCGAGATGTTTCGCGCATAGCCGCCATAGATCACGCGAATTTTTTTTTGATCCAATTTGCCTTCGGCGTGCATCCTTTCGAGCCGGTGCAAGGCGGAAGTTCTCGTGATGCCTGCCTTCTCGGCAAACGATACAGACCACATCCAGCCATCGGCCTCGTAGTCCTCAAGCCTCTCGATTTTCGCAACCTCAAATGCCGCATTCCATGCTGCCGTCAAAGCGGCAGTATCCACGGATTTTCTCTTGTTCTTTCGCATAGATTTATTGTCATCTGATCGTTTTTGTAATGCCCATAGGCGAAACCTTGGCTCCAGGCCAATGTCGCACGGCGCGTTGCCGCATATTCCATATCGAAACGAGCGAGCATTCCCACGCAATATCCACTCACGCCGTCAAGCGTTCTTGCACGCTCTTGCCCTACGCGATGCAGGTGCCCGATCACGCAACGCCCGTATGCCTCCGCATGATCGCGGATCGCCTGAACATTGAACATGTAGCCATGCAAAAATTTGGTTCCTCCAAGTTCGACATAACTGCGAATATGGTAGGGATAGAGTCGCGCCTTGAGCTTCCGCGCCGTCTTTTCGATCTCGTCAATCACCAGTGTGGCGGCGTGCGATGCAAGCGCATTCGGCCCGCCAGCGAGCTTGAAAAGGCGGGCTTCGTGATTTCCATAAAGGATAAAGTTTGGCTTTAACTCTTGCAGAAAATCCACGCCGGCCGCCAAGTCCTCTGCCACGCTTGCCGCCCGATCTTTTGCGTTGGGATCACTCATCGCCCCGCTACGGCAGGCTGCGGCATCGATGAAGTCGCCAAGGTGCAGGATCGTGTCAGGCTTGAATCGGTCGCGGAATGTCAGAACGGCCTCACGGGCCTCATTGTCGATGCAGTCGCCGTGCGAGCAAGATACTGCCATCCACTTCTTCCATCCCCTCACGCCTCTTCCTCCTCCTCGTCCTCTTCATCCTCGTCCTCGCAAGGCCACAAGATTTCATCGGCATCCCTTGCAAGCGTGCGCGTGGCGTAGTCATTGCCCCACTTGGTTTCCATGTGGAAAGTCTCTCCCTGTGATTCCCAAGAGACGATGACAAGGCCGCAATCAAAATTCTCGGCAAGGATTTTTCTCACATCCTCCAAGACATCTTTGCGGTCTTTTGGTGCTGATTTAGCCATTCCAGTTCCTGTGCGGGCCATTGTCTATGTGAATGAATCCGGGGTATCGCCCAATGCCGCCATCGAAAATCTTGGCCTCGCGCACGGCAATGGCAGCGCGATGCAGATCAGGGATCGCTATGCGGGCCGTCAGATCAAGCGCGCGGAATTGAGTATGGAAAGAACCCTTCGTGCCACCAATGGCGCGGTTGTAGTTCTCGTTCCTGTAGGCCGAAAGGATTTTCAACGGCACGCCCACGCGCGCGCGAATCTCGTCAGCGGCTCGCAGCGCGGGAATGATATTCGGCCACAGTGATTCCTCTGGGATTGCATTGCAGCGCAGATAGGCATTCATCGCGCCGAGATACAGAACCTCTCTGGCCGAAAAATAAACGATCTTGTTTCGGTCGAGAAATTTCTGAAAGCGCAAATGCTGCGCGGTCATTTTGTCGATCGTGGTTTCGGCAGTTCGTAGCTGAAGGTTCCGTAGTCTGTAGAGACCCCGAATCGCAGCGTCTCGCAGCCACACAGAGCCAACAGGCAAGCCGTCATCAAGAAGGCGACAGCAAGCACCGTGGCCAAGTTGCTTGGCGGGATCATTTCTTTTTGCCGCTGTTGCGCAGGAGATTGATTATTCCCACCGCGCCGATTGCAGTCGCCACGATCTGGTTGGCGAGTTGCGGCTCAAGGACAATCCCAAAGCTGCCCGCGATAAGAATTATCCCGCGCCAGGTTGAACTCTGCCCGAGATAGTTAAGTGCTGTATCAATCAATTTCATTCTTTTGGCCTTTCAGTTTTCGCGACATGTAAACCGCCGTGCAAATGGCAGCGGCTAACCCAAAGCAAGCGGTCGCGAATTGCACGCCTGCTGTTAGATGGGGAAGAAGGGACAAGAAAAGCGATGCGCTCGATGTGGCGGTTCCTACGAAGCCGACGAAGATGGGATGGTCGTTCATACAATTTCAATCCACGGCGGGAGCGGCGTTCCTTCCGGCAGCATCGCGCTCCACTCCCAATAGGCCGGATCGTCAACGTCGTCGGGCGTTGGGACAAGCGTAACGCCCCATTCCATCGGGCGGGTTTGATCGGTAGCGGTTTGGTCCCAGCAGAACCAAGGCAGGTCGTTGTCGTGAAGCTCGGTCGCTCGGTAGCGTGTCATTGGCGGGTGTTGCGTCATGGCAGTCCGAGTCCTTGGCCTAGAGTGGATTTGTAGAGTGAGTAAACATCGCTCTGATTTGATTCAGAGATTGCATTTGAAACAAACATCACAAAAGAAGACTTGGCGGTGTATAATGCATTGTTTCCTTGAGCAGCAAGAATTGCAGAATTAGATCCGATGGCGTCCCAAGTTCCTGCCATTGATCCAGAATTAGATCCAATGCCCGATCCGTTGCGAGTCAATGTTCTCGCCATTGTTGGTTGCGGCGCGATGCTTCCGCCAAAAAAATGAAACGCATTATCGGCGATTGTTGATGTTGTGCTTGTAAACTCTCTTTTCACATCTTGAGCCAATGTATTTTGTGCTTGAAGAACGATAGTTCGCGTTCCACTAGTTTGCGTAAAAAGAGCAAGCCTTCCAGTTGCAGTGATTGGTTCGCTATTGTATTCAACAGTCAAAAGAGTTATTTGCTGGTCATTGGCAACTGCACTCAAAGAAATTGTTCCAAGAATTGAAAATTCACCATAGGAAGCAATCTCAAGCGATGGAATGCTGATATATCCATTGGCCCCAGAATTGCGCTGAATTCCATCCGCCCCCCAAGTCGGCCCATTTACCAGTGTTCCATTGTAGGCTCCAAGCCCGCCGAGCGAGTAGGCTGTCGATCCTGTGCCTGCGTTCTGCGCGGATCGGAGCGGCCAGCAAACCATATCGTCCCAAAGCCCGAGCCGTTTGATGCCTTTGACGAAATAATTGATCGCCGCGCGGTCGGTGGCTCCTGTATTGTTTATGAAATTCCTAGCGTCTGGATCAATCGCAGAAGTTAAAAACGGAAAAGCAAGTATCATTATAATGTATAAATATCACCAGCAAGAACCCATTCATTTGTTGCAATTTTAATCAATGCGGCAACGCTATATTGTCCAGCAATAGCATTTGCATTTGCTGGCGCATTAATTGTCACACCTGATGCCGCAGCGATTTCAACATTTCCAGTTAATGCTTGATAAAATAAAATTTGCGCACCTTGCTGAAATGGGGCAGATGAGTTACTTGGAACATTAATCTCAATATTGGTAATTGATGAAATATAAATCAATGATCCAGAATCCGAAGATTGAAGCGTATAGTTTGTGATTACCGTATTGATCGGCAAATTAAACTGCGGCACGGGCGAGAACGAATCCGCGTCGATTAACTCTTCCGCCACCGCACAAGGTTGCAAGATCACCGTCTGGCGAGTGCCGCTCTCTGTGAGTTCAACCTCCAAGTCGAGATCGACGGCAGAGCTATTGCCAAGAAGATCGCGCAGGGCGAAGGTGCTGAAATTCACATCGGCGGTTTTGCCGGGTTTGGCGGTGGTGCCATTCTCAACCGTGAATTGCGGTTGATTCATATAGCCTTTTGCGCCTGAGAAGGTGATATCAAAATACTCGCCTGGGATTCCTGTCACGACTACGCCACCAGAGCCAATCGAGTCAAGCGCTTGGAGTGCTGCTTGCACATCTGCTGCGCTTGCAGTTGCTGAGATCGGCGCGGTTTGGCGGGCGGTTGTTGTGATCGTTCCTGATGTTGTTATAACCGTTGCCGATCCCGTGATGAGAGTGCCTCCAGCGGTTGCTGCAACGGTGAACTGCGTTACCTCTGGAATCGTCTTGACGAAATATGTTGTGCCACGAGTGTAGCCGGTGATCGTGGTATCGAATCCGGTGATCGTAACAGGCTGATTTAGCGCCAAGCCATGAGTCACCGTCGTGATGAATACGCCGCTCGTCACCGTGGAATTCACGGTGAACGAGGTTGACGGGAATGTGAGGCGATAGTTACCGCTGAATGGCTCACGGCTGAATGTCAGTCGCTGCACTTCATTATCAATGCCACTGCCCGTCACTGTCGTGGAAATCGTCGCTGTGACGGTTGTTCCAAGATTTGCCCACGAATCTTGATAAACAGCAGGCGTAAGCCGAAGCTGAATCTCTTGAATCTCCTTCACGCTTGCGCTTCCCGCGATGCGCTCATCGATGACGGCCACCGTGTCGGGGATCAGTTGCGAGACATTGGCAGTGATCGATCCTTGCGTGCCTGCTGTCGTGAAGCGCACGGTGAAATGATCTGAAAGCTCACCTGTCACGGAGACTCCACCTGCGCTGGAGATCGCCGAGAGCGCGTTGAGCGCCGTCTGGATCGCACCTGCCGTGGCGGCAGCATCGAGCGCACTGGTGGTATCGCCGCCGAAGGCGAGCGTGTAGGTTCCCGATTCGGGAACTCCAAGCCGCGAGCCGATGCCGAGCTTGACCGTGGCGCTGGATTTATCGACAACTTCAAAAGGCCGGTTGATGACGCCCGTGGCTTCAAGAAAATAGAGATTGAAGGCCCCGTTGTCGCCCTTGGTGAAGGTAGCCAGCCCCACGGGGGCCGAGTTGGTTTCGCTGGCGACGAGTCGCCTGTTCGTTAGGTCGATGAAAAGATCGCGTGCCATTGTGTTGTTGTGGTGGGGATGTCAAATCATTACCATTTTCCGAGAGGGCATTTTTCGGTTGCCATGCGTAGCTTCGCCCAAGTCGAACATCCGCACTTGCGGCAGCGGCCTGTGGCATTGAGTGCCTGCGCGTCCCATTCGGGGCAGGCGCGGCATGTGGCTTCGCGGGTGGCGAGTGCCTCCGGTGGGGTGGTGGCGAAGCCTGCGCGAGCGAAGCGGTGCGCGGCGTGACCTGCTTGCTTCAAAATCGCAAGTCTTTTCTGAAGTTGTTTTTCAATTTCAAGCATCAGTGATGATAAATTGCCCAGCACCTGGCATAAAAGGCGGATCTTCGCAAGGATACTCTGGGAGAGTGCTTGCCCCCTTGTAAAAGGTATAAGTCCCTCTTGGGTCTGTGCTTCCTGTTTTTATCCATTGGCTTCCGATATCTTCTTTTGCGGCTATAAAAGTTGGGACGGTTGTTACTTCTTTGAAATATCCCGTGAAGCACGGATATGATTCCGTCATTTCAAAGACAGGATAGTTTTGCCCTTTTGGAAAATAAAATATATCAGCCCATGTAGTATAAAAACCGCCAAAATTGAGATACATGTGACAACACTGCTCTCCGTAAAAAGTCGTAAAACTTTCCCACACGGTTGGAATAATTAGTTGTTGGTTGTTAAGGGTAAGATTAGAGGGCAGTCCTCCGCAACAACACTCGCAACTCACCTTCCCGTCCTTCGTGATAATCTTACCGTCTTGAGTCTTGATCGTCATTCGCAGGCTTCGGTTTCGATCCATTGCACCACGCCATCCTTGGCCCCAAGCACCCAAGTCCCCCTTGCCGGTGGCTTTAGCCTGCGCTGGCGATGGCCGCCCTCTCCAATAAATTCTCCTGTCACGCCTTCGGGAAAATCTATGGCAGCATAGACGAAATTTTTCATTAAGTCCTGCGCTTTGATCGCGTATGGATAATCGCCGTTAGTGCTGCCTTTTGGCCGGCGAGCTTTTTCCTCGAAATTGATTGGATGACGGGTTGGCATTATGGTCGAAAGCTTACGATTGAAACAAAGCCGTTTGAATTATAAATAATCTGAACTTCAGTCCATCTGCCGAAGTTGGTTGTTTGCGTTCCTCCAAAAACTGTGATTGATCCCGAATTGGTTTGCGAATATGAATTGCCGCCGAATTCTGTAAACCTTGGAGGATATACTTCGGTTATCAATCTGCCGTCTGGAAAATATACTTTAAGCTCGCCCTGTTGAACTCCAATATTAAAAGTAAAAGGCTGCTCCGATGGCAATACGAATGTTCTAACAATGGATTCATTTAATGTCGTTAAATTTGATTCCTGCTGCGTTGTTTCTTCTGCGCTTGTTGAGACTCTTAAAATGTTAGTGGTTCCTTGAACAAATTCCCTTCGATCGTAGCCGTTAATATTTGTGCGCCCATATCCGCTGACTCTAAATTTAACAAACCCATCATCCCCTGCTTCCTCTTGCGCATCAGGAAAAATAAACAACCCATCAATCGATGGCGTCCCATCATCAAATGGCAAAGGACTCCCAACCGCAAACTGCTGGCGGAATCGCCCCGCATCAGCAGCACGGCAAGCGTAAGTGCGATCCACGCGCACGAGGCCGGAAGGGAAGGTTTGCACCGTGCGTCCCGGCAGGGCGATCAGGTCGCGGGTTCCGTGGTATGTATAATTGCTCATATTTTTATGCCAATGCCTGCATTGGTAAGCGGTCGCGGATGGTTTCGATAAGTGTTGTCCAGCCGTTGAGAATATTCGTGATCGATGTCACATCGGCATTCGCATCTCCGCCAGCGCCGCCAGTGCCGCCAGTGCCTCCAGATCCTCCTGAGCCGCCCTCTCCGCCCTGTCCGCCTGTAAATTGATTCGTGATGTCAGTCTGCATTTGCGCCACGGCATTATCTAATGAAGCCTGATTGACCTCGGCAACGATTTCGGGCCTTTGGCCTTCAATATAATCAGTCACATCGTCAACCTTTTCTTTCGATGCCGATTCATCAATGACTTGTTGTTTTGCATTGGGAATTTGAGATTTAATATAATCCACGATGGCATTGATTTGCTCTGAGCCTGTCATGCCCATTGTATCAATGCCGAGTTTTTTCGCAATATCTGGGAATGACATTCTGCTTAAATCTTGACCTATGTAATCCCCGAAGGCTTCGATCTCATCGCGGGCATCTTTTGTTTTTTGAGACAAAGATTTTACGACATTTGGCGTATTTTGATCTTTGAGCAATTCTACAAAAGAATTGGCAGCTTTTAGATTTTCAGATGTATCTTTTGTTTTAGATTCTACATTAGCAGCAGCAATACGGCTCGCTACAAGTTGCTCGGCAAGTTTGCGGGCTTCCTCTTCGCTTGTGCCTGTCTTATCAATAATGTCTTGAATAATGCTTGGAATTTCTGCTTCAATATCTTTTACTTTTTGCGCTGCCTCGACTTGTTTTTGTTTTTCTTGCAGTCGCTTAACTTCTTCTTCATTCCCATTGGCGATGGCATTATTTAATTCAATCTCATTTTCAATTTGCTCAAAAGCTTTTTCAGCAGCTTTGGCCTTGGCATCTGCTGATGCAATCTCTGCCTCGAGCTTTTTTTGCTCTTCCTCTAATAATTTTTGCACTGAATTTGTGGCAGCATCAATGGCAGGAGGGTGCTTTGCCGCTGCCGTTGCAACCTCTTCTTGCTTGGCGGCAAGCGCGGCGGCTTGTTCTTGAAGGCCGGGGAACAGACTTCCGGCAGAGGCCAGATTTTCTTTGAACTTTTCTGGCGCATTACCAAGAACTGTTCCAATATCTTCAGCCGCGAGTTCTGCTGCAATTGGGATTCTTTGCAATGCTAACACGGCGGCGGTGGCGCCCGCGTCTGCATGTTGTTTTAAGCTCTCTGAAATACTTGCAAACGCTGGCCCCATGCTGGCAAACATTTCAGACAATGCGCCAGCAACTTTTTCTTTTATGTATGAAGCTATAAAATCAAATGCCGACTTGATAACCATCATGGCGGGCCCGTCGCCGCGAAACACTTCTCCAAGAACTTCACCAGCTGTAGTAAATGCTGCGGAAAGATTCTTGTAAATCGCATCTGCCGTCTGCATCGCTTGCAATTTTACAGACTCCCAAAGAAGCGAAAGCGCCCCCCCAATGTTTCCTGTATTGAAGGCATCTACTGCTGCTTGAAATCCATTCATGGCCGAAATGCCACCCGTAAACATATCAGCAAATTTCTGCCCGATGGCGGCAGCATCAATCCGTGAAAGGGCTTCTGTCACGGCATCAAGGGCGGGTGATACTTTATCAAGAACACCCGCTGCAAACTCCATGAATTTGCCACTAATTATATCCACCTTGTCGCTAACGGCATCAAATGTCGCAGCATTGCGATTCATTACATCCACCATTCCGCCAAGCTGATCCTGCGCGGTTCCGATCTCGCCGCTGAAATTTGTAAGCAGGGGAAGCAGCTCGCCGCCAGCGCGGCCAAAAACTTCCATTGCAAGAGCCGCACGCTTTCCAGGGTCTTCGATGTCGGAAATCTTTTGCGCGAAAGTTTGCATCTGCTCGGTTGGCGTTTTGCCTGCCAACTCTTCAAGCGTGATCCCTAAGCGGCCCATCACCTCGATCTGAGGGGCCGCACCGGTTCCTGCATCTTCAATGAATTTTTGCAGCTTGTTGATCGACTGCCCAACCTTATCGGCTCCGACGCCGCTATTGTCGAAGGCGCGTTCCAATAAAAGCAAATTGCCTGCTGTCTCACCAGTGCGCTCTGAGAGATCGGAGAGCCTGCCACCAAGATCAAGGGCCGCGCCAAATTCGTCAATGCTACCTTTAACGGCATTGAATGCTGCGCCAATTGCTGCTGTGGCAATGTTTACAGCGGCCTGCCCTGCGGCAACTGCCGTTGCCATTTTCAAGAATCCACCCTCTGACTTGTCGCCGACATCCTTGGCCTCGTTGCCGGTTTCCTTCATCTCGTTACCAATGGCATCGACTTTGGGCGTTGCTGATGTTGCAGCATTCCCTGCTGCATCAATGCCTGTTGCCATGCCCTGCAATTGCTCTTGTAATTTTTCAGCCTGCGCCACTTTGCGCATCGTCTGCTGAAGCTCATCAAAGGAAAGCGTGCCGCTCTTTACCTCTTCTTCCAAAGAAGTAAGCTGCGCCTGCACAGTCATAAGCGTCTGCTCTAAACCTGTGTCCTTCGCTCCAAATTCTACGCTAACATCGGCCATATAGAGATGCTTTCGTCAATCCGCCACTTCAGCGGCCTTTTTGCGTTTTTTCAAAATCATCGCCATTTGATTTTTCATTTTAGAAATAACGACAGATACCGCTCCTGCCTGCTCGGTCGCAGGGCAAATGCGATCAATCCACGGCGTTGAGTTGGTAAGCGTGACGGTTGGATTTGTGATATTGCTTGTATTATTTTGCGCAGAGCCGCTGCCGCGACTCATGTTGTCTTTTACAAATTGCGGGAAATCGTAGCTGCTGCGCTTGTTTGCCACCGTGGAAGGCAAGCCTTCAGCCGCCACGGCCCATCCTGCCTTTGAGATGCCAACTCGCTTAGCAGTCTCTTCCATATATCCGCCAATGTCGCTGGCGGCAATATAGAGCGCGTCAGTCTTGCCGCGTGTGCGTCCTGTGCGTGGATCGCGATTGGCGCGGTGCGGGCCTTTAAAGTCGGTGATGAATTGAATGTCGCCGTATTTATTCAAAAAACCAATATTGCGAAAAATGATCTTTAACACATCAAAACGCCTGCTATTCCAAATTTTCCAAAGACGCTTGGCAATGCGCTCATCATTTATCTTGTCTATCATTTCTTCGACATGTCCCTCTTCCTTGATCACTTTGCCAATGTCATTGCGCACCCGCTGCATTCCCGCATCAGGGCTCACGCCGAATGGCTGTGTGCGGCGAGCGAGTTCCTTTGCCAAGAGCCGCCCATTGATCAGCACGGCCTGCGGGATTTCAACCTGGCGGATTTCGGCATATTCCTTCAATATGCTTTCGAGCTTGTGGGCTTCAAATTTGAACTTTGGCAAAGGCTTCCTCCAATTGGGCGAGAGCGTCAACATCGGCAACCTTGCTATCTCGCAACCAGGCCCGCCGCTTGCCTTGGGCGGCATCGTCGCAAAAAATGATTTGAAGTCCCGCGCTGAACGGCAACTCTTCGGTGATCTCGCGCCAGCCCCAGCCGGTGGCTTTGGCAATGCGGTAAACATATCCAGCCAACCAGCCGGGGCTGTTTAGTTTCCCCCTGCGGAACCTTTCGCGCCCAAGATTTCACTTGCGCTCGCCGAATAGCGTTCGAAGGCCGCATTCATTCCTTTAGCGATCTCACCAGTCTGGAGGTGGTGGGAGATGTTTTCATCAATCCACTCATCGACAGCTTCGGCAAATATGTATTTATCATTTACAACGGCTCGAATTTCTATTTTTGGCGCAGAATGCAAATAGGCAAATGCACAGGTTTTCCAGATCAAATCTTTTGCATCTGAGAAAACTTGATTGCGTTGCATCCAACTCACCGAGAGTGCGGTAATCGGGCGCAACTCAATGCCGCTGATTTTAATTGGCCCGTCAGCCATGCCTTCTTCGCGCAGGATTTCATCGTCCTTCACGAGTTCAATGTTTTGGTTTTTTCTTTTCATAAATTATTTTTTACAAACCTTGGATTGCCCCGTAGTCGCTGATGCGTCCGCACCCTTGATGCCCTGAACCCCCTTTTTCCCGTCTTTCCCTTGTAGCTTTTTCGCTGCTGCTTTTATCTTTGCGCCGCTTGTCGCATCAGGCCGCGCTGAATTACTTGATCCAGATATGCGTTGATTTATTTTCTGAATTTGCCAATCAATGTATTCAGAAATATCTTTTGCATCTTTTTGTTGAATTTTTAATTGTTCAATTTTTTCTTTATATTCAGGCGAAAGCGGCAAGCATGGATCGTTTTGAGCTGCATTCTGGAGGCCCTGCAATTCAGCTCCAATGTTTTCAATGCGGGCCGCAATTTTTTGTTTCTTTTGCTTTAAAGCCTCAAGCTGAAATTTTAAGGCATTAAGAAAATCGTCCGGCCCTGGATCAACGCCGTTCATAGTCACAGTATTTTAGCAATCTGCGCCTTATCCTCTTCGGTTGCATCCTCACGCACAGCAATACGCTTGCCATTGCGCTCAATAACAATATGGCGCGGCGTGCCGCGAATGATGTCCACCAGCGCATCGCGGTTGGCGGCATAGGCGCGAAGGTAGTTCACAATATGCTCAGGGTCTTTTTTCTCCAGATCATCGCCACCCTTCGTCATCCACAGAAGAACGTCTTCGGCGTGATCGCCCTTGTCGTTGGTGGAATTAAACCAGAAGACCGTTGATTCCTTCTTGTCGCTGCGAATCGTGCGCGTGACTGGATTCGGATACTTTAGCCCAAAGCCAAGCGTGGCAAGGGCAGTGGCGGCTTTAAGGTTTGCCGTCCAAACGAATTCCTCTTTC